CTTCTTGTGGCGGAAATCGATATAGGTCACGGCGTCAACTGTGTAAGAACCGCGGGAGATGGCCTTGCGGGTGAACTGCGAGCCGTCCGGCAGCTTGCCGACGGCAGCCTCTCCCATCTGAGCCAATAAGTGGTTCTTGGCGCCGGTGGCCACGGCCTCGTACAGTTTTTTCTGCTCGTTCGCCTCGTCCATGACTGCTTTCCAGTGAGCGGCGCTGTCCGGCAGGACTATTTCCTCACCGTTCGTCCCCGGGTAGAGCTTGGCCAGCAGGTCGGGCGTGGTCGCGTGATCACAATCCAGTTCCGGCGCCTTGCCTGTTTGGACGCGGTCCCAGAAAGCCGCCTCGTGTTCAACCATGTTGGCGATCAGGTCGTCATCGCGCTTGATCTGGTAAATCCGAAAATCCGGGCCCGACATCAGCACCGCCAGGTCGCACAGCTCGGCGCCGGTCACTGCCATGTAGTGCTGGCACTGCGCCAGATAATGGATGGGAACTTGGTCGGTCCCTGATGGCCCCCAAGCTTCGGAATCGATGAAGCGGCTCAGCGTGGTTTTGCACTCCAGAATGTGGCGCGTGCGGATCTGGCCCTTGTGCTGTGGCCGCTTATCCCCTTCCCATACCAGACGGTCCAGATTACCGAGCATCCACGGATGTTCCGGATGGCGAAGCATCGTCGAGCAGCGCTCAACCCTGCGCCCGGTTTCCTCGCTGTAGAGCTGGGCGACATAGTCTTCCAGTCCGTTGCCGATCCGGACGGCCAGCTTGTCGCTCAGGTCGTCAGCCTCGATCTCACCGCGCTTCTCCTTGTAGAGCTGCAGCGGCTGCTTGTAGCGGTTCACACCCAGCACCGTGCCGGCGTCGCTGCCGCCGATGCCGGTGTTGCGCAGTGCGAGCCATTCTTCGCGCGAGATTGCAGTCATGGTTACTCCTCGCCCTGTGGGCGTGAAAAAGGCCGCTTAGGCGGCCTTGTCGTTGTCGTTGATTGGGTCTTCGCCGGCGAGCTCACGCTCCAGCTGGCGCTGCCAGTAGTCGTCGCGCCTGCGGCGGTGTTCCGGGGTTTCTGGCTTGCTGCGCACCTTGGGGACAAGCTCGCTGGCTCTGGCGCCCTGGGCGATCTTGATGAAGTCGCGCAGCTCGGTGTTGTGTCCGATCATTCAGAACCACCTTCGGTCACGAGTGGCTGGGCCCTGATGTGTTCCCATTTATTGACTACCGGCCAACAGTTTTTGTGGCGGTATACAACAAAGAGCTCGTCCTTCCAGAGAACTTCGACCTCCAAGTAGGTGTAGCCTTTTTCGTTGTCGCAGTTCGGGCCAGAGATCAAGCAGACCTCACCAGCATTTGGCCGGTAGGTGCAGCCATCGCCCTTGCGATGGGATAGCATTTTGACTAAGTCGACCATCACGCAGCCTCCCGTTCATCGTCTGCCCGGCTGTCAAGCTGGTCGCGCGCCGCAGCGGTGTTGAAAGTGCGCACCGCAGCGACCAGCGGCTGCAGCTGCTCACCCATTGGGCAGCAGTCAAACACTTTGCGCAGCAGGTCTTGCCCCAGGAACAGGTACAAGGCTTCCAGCGCTTCCGGGCGGCCGCTCTCATACATCTCTTGGAAAAACCGCTCGCCCATCGCACGGCAGCAATCGGGATCGGCAAGCATTAGGTCGGTTTCGTGCTCGACGGCCAGGTGGTCCATCTCTTCCGCCGCCATCGCGGCGCCGTGCCGGTTCAGGTCGGCAAGCACTTTGCAAGACAGGTTTTGCAGGCTCATGGTGATCAACTCCAAAAAGGTTGCAGCGCCAGCAGCAGCACGATGGCCACGCTGATGGCGATGGTTTGAAGGGCATAGCTCATCGCGCCCTCACGACTTGGTGAACCGGTGTACCGCGGCGGCTGAACCACATGAAGCGCAAACACTCGCCGTTGGCGCGCAACTGCTGCGCCTGGGCGTCGCTGAGCCAGCCGATCATGAAGTGAGGCATGCTGTGACCTCCAAAAAGAAGCCGCCCGGCTGGGGTGAGTGCGGGCGGCCAAGGTACTGCGGGGGAAACTGGTGGGGCCACACTGGCCCCGGAAGCCGTTCTTGTGCAGGCCGCTCTCACCTGTTTGCTGCATCACACATTGAAGCGGGCCGGGCGCTACTCCGGCGATCCTCAAAGGCCGACATCGCCTTTCTCTCTGCGGGCAGTCGTGGCGCTGCGTTTCCCGCCGATTATCTTTACAACGCCCCTATGCGGGGCGAAAACCACGTCTCCGGTTTTTCAGGTCAGCTCGGAGCGCTGTTGCTGTGCGTGTCTGCTTTCCACGCCGCCGCTTCAATGTGCCGCCTCGTTTAGAAGCGGCGATTCACTCCACACCACCCTCACCTCATCTGCGATTTAAGGCCCTTGCCATCGTCCGGGTTTAGCCTCTGCCTCCCGGATCGCGCATTGGTTTGAGTGGTACTTTGTGTTTGGCGATGCGCCACCATGAATGCTCGTTGTGATGGGTTTGCGCTTTTGCTCGTGCTGACGCCCTCGCCGGGCGCTATCCCCACATCCACGTCAGCATGTTGAAACTGGATCGTTGTGCCGTTAGGAGCGCTCACGCGCTTGCACCCGGTCTGATGACTCTCCACACACACTGGCCTTACTGTCGTCTTGCAGGCACCGTTTCGGGATTGCTCCCGGTGGGCGGTTGAACTGGGTTGTTAAGGATCGGTGCCCGGTGTGCTGGGCTGGTGAGACAAATGTAAACCATAGTTTCCACAAACGTCAACTTGAGTTTCATTTTTTGTTAACTCCAGTTTGCATTTATGACACACAGCCTGCAGGGTAAAATGCCAACGTCACAGCGCATTGGTGCCGCACATGAAAGTCGCTTTAGTAGGCCTCACACTTGCTTTGTCCGTTACCTCGGCCATGGCTTTTGACGTTCAATACGGGAAGATGACAGGTCTAGTTGGAACGCTCGTAGATCAGAAGGGGATGGACTGCTGCACGAATGGGAAAGAGAAGATGATTACCTTTCCAGCACTTAAGCTTGATATGCCGATCAATGTGTCCCCTGCGAATAATCAAGATCCAGACATGGATGAAATGCCAGAACAAGGGATAAAACTCATGCAACTGGTTCTGAAAGACAGGGATCAATGGCAAGCATTTAAGCGGTGGAAAGGTAAAAGGGCCAGGGTACAGTGCGCTCTATTTCACGCAACCACCGGGCATCATCTGACCCCTGTTCTATGCGACGTGTCCGATATCAGAGCGCCTTGAGCAAGAGACACTAAATGCCAAAAGAGAAAATTAGTTGTCCGCACTGCGACAGCGAACTTGTAGTTACCAAAAACGCAAATGGACTACCGGCGATATGGGCCGCCCCTAGCGCAACCATCAGCACTTTCCAAGCCGAGGGACAAGCGACGATCACGGTTGTAAATGCGAGCTTTTCACCAAGCTACACCTATCACATTTACAAGTGCTCCAGCTGCAGCTACATGGAGATGCGAGACTATCTGGAAGCCAAAAATGCCAGTTCATGATATTGGTGAGGCCCGTGGCAAACGAGAACAAGCCCCTCAAACCCTTGAAGGCGGCGGCGGGCCGCCTCATAATGACCACATGAGCACCGCACCTACACGTGAAGAGTTCGAAGCCAAACTGGAGACCATCGAGACCAAGATGGATGCCAGGGTGCAGCGCATCGAGGACAAGATGGATGGGTTCTTGTCGGCAAGCAAAGAGACCCAAGACTCCATCAAGAGCCTAAAAACGACGATCATTGTTACCGCCCTCTCGACGGTGCTTGCAATTGTTCTTGGGGTTGCTGCCTTCAATTCAACAGTATTGAGCAACATGGTTACCTCATTCGAGTCCGGAAAGAACACCGCGCAGGCCATCGACAAGGCCCAGAACGACCTACAGAAACGGGAGGAGCGCCTGGACGTGATCGACAAGAAGCTGGATAAGTTGATAGCGGCGCCACCGCAGCCCCAGAAGTAACCCAGCAAGCCCGCTGCGCGCGGGCTTTTTCACGAGCAATACGATAGCCTGCAATCGAACTTCGAAAGCATTGTATCGCCCCGGTCGTCGAAAATGCCTTGATGAACGGACGAGGCAAACGCATCAGGGAAGAGCGCATCGCGCGAGGCTGGTCTCAAGAGGTGCTCAGCAGGAAAGCCGGCGTGACCCGCGGCACTGTATCAGCACTTGAGAATGGCATGAGCAAAGGCACCACTCACTTGCTACCCCTATCAAAGGCCCTGAACGTGAGCCCTCAATGGCTTGAAACTGGGAAAGAGCCCAAGCGGCCCATACCAGAACCTGGCGCCGCTTACATCTCTGCGGACAGCCTTGAAGATCTTGCAGATCAACTTCTTGCCCGCGGCCCAGAAGAAGCCGGTCGCCTCCTGACCCTACTCCTGCAGAAACAAGCGGATCGTCGCTGATCCTGGCCGCGACGACCTGGACTGTTGCGCATACGCGTCACTCGTTCTGCAACAAAAGTGTGCGCTAGCACTACCTGGCACTGCTATTGTTAAAACTAAGTAAAAACGCTTAACATGCGCACGTGCCAGAAGAGACGTTCCACACCCGACTACGAGCTGCAATAGAGGCTCGTGGCACAACAGTCACAGCCGTAGCCGCTCATCTCAGCATCAGCAGGTTTACTGTAAATCGCTGGTTAAAATCCCAAATGCCTGATGCTGAACAGATATCCAGACTCGCCGCATACCTGAACGTCAGCGTGGATCACTTGCTGCGCGGCTCAGAAATCGACCACGACCACATGATGCGTTGTCAGATTTTGTTTGCAATGTCTACTGACCTACAGACCAGCCAGGTCAACGCCATGATCACTCTTGCCGAAGGTCTTCTTGCTACAAAAATGTAGCAAATATATACAGAGCAAAATCTGTTCACATTTCGCGTTTTGCATTCTCTCGTCGCACACTACTCCCACAGCCCAGTTCATGGGCGGCCGATAACGAATAACGAACGGAGTGGAAATGACTTGTGGAAGCGCGGCAGCACCTTGTATTCATGCTCAGAATTGCCATCACTACAGGGCAACCCCCCTATACAGCAACACAGATCGGGCGTTCGTAAGCCTCAGGATTGACAAGGCAGGAAAGCTAAAACTCAAGTATGGAGGTGAGGCAAAGGCACTTCTTAGCAAACTGAACGAACTTTTCAGGGCAATGGAATAAAAAAAGGCGACCACATGGTCGCCTTTTAGTTTGGCAATTTCTGGCTGTTTTCGGCAAGCAACCTGATCGCTTGCAACACTTCATCAGGCCCCTTCTCCTTCACCTGGCGCACCAACTCTTCCAGCGAGTTTGCTACCACGTACCCTCCACTACCAGCTTCCGGCTGCATCTCACCTTTTCCGGATGCAAGCCAATCCGCGCTGACTTGAAGTGCCTTAGCGACTTTGTAGAGGTTTTCACCATCAATCCCAGCCGTCGGGTTGTTCATCCACTTGTAAGCAGCGGGCCGTGACACTCCAACCTGGTTAGCAAGCCAGTTTGGTGTTTTTTTACTCCCAGTCTTCTCGCTTAGGACGTCTAACGCCTTGCGAATCCGGGTTCCAAGATTGTTTTCCATGATAACCAAGGTTAGCGGATATTTTGCAAACCCAGGATTGCATTGACTGTAAACCATAGTTATCATCACCAGTATGAGAACCGCCATTGTTGTTTCGTACTTTGGACCTGGCCGCGGCACAAAGTCCCGAATCGCCAGATCACTAGGCGTCTCCACTGCTGCAGTTGCCAAGTGGGGCGAGACCGTTCCCGATGGCAGCGCATACCAGTTAATCAGACGCTTCCCTGAGCTGGACCAGATTGATAAGGAAGACTGGGCAAAGTCGAACTCGCCCGCGCCAGCTGTTGAGTGAAGTATGTCAATGATCTTTTCTCTAGAAAATGATCATTTTTTTCGAATTAACTTTTGGAGACGATAGATGAGCGATCGCCTCAACTGGGCCATCCGCGACACGGTCGACGCGTACAAGGGCACTCAGGAAGAGCTGGCCATGATCTGCAACGTCAATCCGAACACGTTCCGCAACAAGATCAAGCCGGACAAGGCTCAGCCAGGATCGGGGCAGTTCAATGCAGAAGAGTTGGAGCGGCTGATAAGCGTCACCCGCGACGCCCGAACCCTGCAAGTGCTGGCCGACCAGATTGACCACGACGTGGTGCCCAAGAAGTGTGATGGCAGCACCCCAGAAGAGATGGTGATCCAGCAGCTGTACTGCATGGTGAAAGGCAGCAATGCCGAGCATGACTTGCGCCGCTGGTGGCGTCGTGTTGAGCACAAACCCCAGGAGCTGCGCAAAACGATCTCAGCCATGGCCTGCATGCTGCTGAAGCTGTCCGAGATGTGTGATGACTGACACCTCGATCCACTTCCGCAGCGCGCGTGACGACTGGGAAACGCCACAGGACCTGTTCGACGCCCTGCACGCCGAGTTCCAGTTCACCGTGGATGTGTGCGCCACAGCGGAAACGGCGAAGTGCGCCCAGTACTACACGAAGGCCGACAACGGCCTCGAAAAAGACTGGAGCGATGAGGTGGTCTGGATGAATCCGCCGTTTGGCCACGTCACCAAACGCTGGATGGACAAGGCCCGACTGAGCAGCCTTCGCGGCGCCACGGTCGTCTGCCTGGTTCCGGCTCGTTTGTCGGTGCTGTGGTGGCACAGAAACGTGTTTCTGGCTTCCGAGGTGCGCTGCCTGCGCCCTCGCCTGCAGTTCGTAGGCGCAGCACAGAAGGCACCGTTTGACGCGGTGCTGGTGATCTTCAGGCCTGGGGACACCCAAGCCAAGTTTATTGGTTATGACCTGCCTGGCGCGCGAAAGCTGAAGCCGGCAACGGTGGAGGCAGTAGCCGGCCGGCGCCGGAAGAAATTGGGGAAGTAAGTCGCCCGCGGCGTCGCGGGAAAAACAAAACCCCCGGTCATTGCGGTTGCAGCCGCTCACGGGGGTTATGCAGATAACTGGAGTGATTATGCAGACCAATTCTGAAGAATTCAACCTGAACATTACTTCGCCGGCGTGGGAGCAGCCCTTGCCGATTGAATGTTGGCTGGAGCCGAAGGGAAACGGCGAGACTCGCCTCCTGTTGGCCGTGCAACACCCGGTCAAGGAGAAGGTGAATCTCGCTCTACACGACTCCGCCGGCAACAACATCGGCTGGCTGGTACTGGCGCCCTATGCGGAGCTCAGAAACCGAGCTGTGCTCGAAGTAGTGGAAGTGCGGCCGGCAGGTTGTCCAGCCCCAGGTCTATCAAACGCGTGGTCAGGTGCTTTAGGCCTTCTGCGGGGAGGTCTTTCAAATGGCCTATGAGCGTCTTTTTCTCTTCTGGAGAGATGTCGGCAGTAGCCAGCTTCACCTCCAGCAAATCTCGGATGGTGTCAGCATGCAATTTGACGTTGACCACGCCAAGGATCGCGCTGAGCCCACCATCATCAGAGAGGAAGTCCAGTCCTGCGTGCGTAATTTGCAGCTGGCCAATGTTAATAACAAAACTGCCATCCATACACATGCTGCAAAATCCAGGCTGGATGAGCCCATGCATTTCAAGATACTTGGCATTAGCAACAAAAACGTCCTCGCTCATCTCCTCCTCAATTTGCGCAAAGTCTTCTCTGCTAAGCAGGCCTGGGAAAGTGCCTGCCAGCATTTCGAGAATTTTGCGTTGATAACGCCTATCGAGCTTCATGACATCCCTTTCGGTGCTGTTCGTTGTGAGAGACAACAGCATATACCGATCTGGGATGTCACCCAATCCGACTTTCGGCAAGGCGGCACGCTATGAGCAACCAATGGCTCAGGCTCTGGCACGACATGCCAAACGACCCCAAATGGCGGACGATCAGCCGCATCTCAGGGCAACCAATTGCCCTTGTGCAAGCCGTCTATCTGCATTTGCTGGTCGATGCGTCACGCAATGTCACGCGAGGTCACGTGACTGTCACGGCAGAAGATTTATCCAGCGCTCTCGACGTGACAGAGGACGCAATCAAGGCCATTCAAGACGCGATGCAAGGCCGCGTTTTGGACGGAAATAAGCTCTCCGGATGGGATGGGCGTCAACCAAAACGCGAAGATCCTGGCAACGAAGAAACCGGCGCAAAGTCAGCAACAGAGCGGAAGAGAGAACAGCGCCAGCGTCAGAGAGAAGCCAAAGAGCGTTTAGGGTCACAACCAGAGTCACGGCAATGTCACGACGAGTCACGCAATGTCCCGCTAGATAAAGATAAAGATACAGATAAACCCACCTCACTACGTTCGGTGGGTGAGAGCTCGCGCGACACCGGCGATGGCCTCACCGTCCCTGACGACTTTCAACCGGCACGGGTTGACGTGGCGAAAGCACAATCGTCAGGCCTGGATCTGGCGACCGAAGTCGATCGCTTCGTTGCCCACTACCAAGCCCGACGCGAGACCCGTGCCGACCTGCAAGCCTGGCAGGCTCAATTCCGCAAGTGGATGCTCGACCAGCAGCAGTTCAACGCCGACCGGCAGCGTGTAACTGACGCCAAGGTCCGAGCCGCAAACCGTCCAGGCGCTGATGCTGGCCGCGCCGCCGCAGCCGACGCAATCGGCGTTGGCGATCAATACTTCACCACCGGAGGCAGCTATGAAGCGATCCCATCTTGACCGCGCCACGGTGCGGGAGATTTTCCGCGTTCTCCGCGGCAGTTTCGGAAGCGTGTTCCTCGAAAAATTCAGAACGGGGAAGTTGGTCGAAGGCGGCCCGAATGACGGCCACGACGTCGGCGTACTGGAGGCGATGGACGTGTGGGCTCACAAGCTGCGGAACCTGTCCGCTGCTGACGTCAAGCACGGCCTGGAGGTCACGTTCAAGCACCCACCATCCTGCGACGAGTTTTTAACGGCCTGCTGCTCCCGCGATATCCGCCCACCAGCGCCGGAGTACAACCAGGCCCAGCTTGAGGCGCCGAAGATGACCCGCGAAGAGGCCGAAGTGCAGATCGCTCAGGTCAAGCGGGCAGCGCGAGGCATGCGCTTCCCGAGTGACAACGTGCGCAAGCTGGAATGGGCATACGCCATCGCCGACGAGACCGCGCGAGGCGTCTACAAGGGCGGGATGCATGGCAAGCGTATGGCGGCCGAAGCGATCAAAGACTCGCGCAAGCCAGTCCCCGAGTCCCTTGTGCCGTTCCTGACGAAAACCAACCCCATGGAGGACGCGGCATGACCGTCCGCCAAATCACACTGATCCTGCCCTACCCGATCAGCGCGAACCGCTACTGGCGCTCGTTCGTGCCGCGTGGCCAGAAACGCGCCGTGGTGGTGGTCAGCGAAGAGGCCAAAGCCTACAAGTCCGCTGTCCAGATGATCGCCTACAGAGCCGGCGTCATTCGCCCGATCGGCGGCCGGGTTCAGGTTGACATCCAGCTGTTCGCAAAGCGCCCGCAAGACTGGGCCAGGCGAGCCGCCAAAGACCCCGAGGGCTGGTGGGATAGTGTCCAGTGCATCGACTTGGACAACGCCCGCAAGGTGCTGAACGACGCGCTGAAGGGTATTGCTTTCGGCGACGACAAGCTGATCAAGCGCGACAGCGGCGAAGTGATGGAGCCGGACGGCCCGGCCCGCGTGGTGGTGACCATCACGCAGATGGCAAAGCCGCAGACACAGGGCGCGCTGTTCGCCGCCTGAATAACAACACACTTTGGATCGGGGACAATATGCAATTCAGCACAGTCAGGAGCTTGGTGGGATGGGCGTTTCAGATGTCCGAGGCAATCCCGGTGAAGGTCCAGAAGTTCGCCGAGGCGGCGCCGCGCGAGTTCGGCGCGCTGACCCCGGACGAGTTGAAAATGCTGGCGGTGGACATCCTCGCGAAGGTGGCCAGGCTGCCGGCGCGCGAACAGCAGGTGCTGGCTGCATACTTCACGGCGGACACCAGGGCAGTCAACGAGGCCGCCAAGCTGTTGCCGGGTGGTTGGCCCACCGCTCTACGTCGTGAGCTCGCCCGCGGCTGGGCGAATGATCAAGTGCTGGCGCGCGACCAACGGGACATCGCCGAGACCTTCATGCTGTCCGAGGCAACGACAACGCGACGCAAGCAGGAGGCGTTCGGCACCCTCTCCCGCCACTTCAACCAGGCCCTGGATGTGCTCGAGATCCAGTTGCTTGATTTGGTGCGACATGCAAATCGCTTCAACGCCAAGCGCCACGCGGCTTTCCACAAAAGTACTTGCGCTGCCGCGTGAAATTTTCTACACTGTTTTGCAGCAGCCCGAACTACGTCCAGTTCGGGCTTTTTGCATTCCAGGCCTACGCTTTCGCGTGGGCCTTTTGCGTTTCTGGAGGCCCACTGCGATGACCTGGTATCTGCAAAGCGATGGCATTCGTCAGATGATTGACGATCACATCCATCCTGGCTTCTGGAAAATCGATAGCTGCACCGCAGATACGTGGAAGCAAGCCAAGGCATTGCTGCTGGGGAAATAGCCATGCACATGGAACACACCCGCGCAGTCCTCGACGCCTGCCATCTGCGCGAAGGCCAGCACGTGCTAATGGCATCCGGCCGGGCGGCGCGCGTCGCCGAAATCGGGCCCAAGACGATCCGCTTCGACTACCTGGAGCGCAACCAGCCGGACGACTACATCGTTGTCCCGCGGTACAAGGTGCCCGAATTGGTAAGGGTATGACCATGCAAACAGGTCGTTGGAGATTTCGCCGCAACTGGCGCGGCAAGATGATTCTGCAAATCGAGGTGGCGGACTGGTCAATTGTTCGAACGATCTGGGGATGGCAAAGGCGCTGGAACTTCCGGTGGCGCGATGCGACGGTGGAAGAGTTTGGAGCCCTACTGACCACTCAAGGCCATCTCGCTGAGGAGTTTGCTACCAACCCTTCGTTTGCTCCTCCGCCGCGGCAGATGCCGGTCGGTGTTAATCCTTTTCCGACGGGGCCAAGGCCGAACCCGCCGAAGGCGCCCCCACGTAAAAAGTAACGATCCAGAGAGGGGCGTCATGTCTGCGCCATTTATCTCCGTCCGCTCCAACGTCCAGCAACTGCGGCGCAAACTATCCATGACCGCGCGCGACCAGCTTCCATTCGCCACCGCCCAAGCGCTTACTGCTGTAGCGAAGATTGTCCAGACCGGAGAGACGGAGCAACTCCGCAACAAGCTGAAGAACCCCTCGCCGTTCACGCGCAACAGCGTGGGCATGCGCGGTGCGCGCAAGAGCAATCAGGAGGCGATGGTCTTTATCAAGGACCAGGCCGCGCGCTACCTCGCTCCCTACGAGACGGGTGGCGAGCACGTCCTCAACGGGCGCGCGCTTCTGAACCCGAAGGACATCAAGAAGAACGCATACGGACAACTGTCGCGCGGCACGCTGGCAAGGCTCAAGGCCAGGCCGGACATCTTCATCGGCAAGGTGAAGACCAAGCGCGGCATCGTGAATGGAGTGTGGCAGCGGCCAGTTGATCCGCGTCGCGTGACGCTGCTGACCGGCAAGCGCAAGAAGCTGCGCGGATTGAACGAGGTGATGGACGACAAGCGCGGCCATCTCAAGCTGCTGATCCGGTTCGGCGATGCACTGCCGGTGGAGACTCATCTGGGTTACCACGAGCTGGCCGCGGCCTTGGTCAACCGGCACTTCAATCGCGAGATGGGGCGCGCGCTGGCCAAGGCCCTGGCATCAGGCCGGTAGTTCCAATGGGTCCTTCCTAGAGGGTAGAGTTCCACGGGCATTGCGCGCCGCGATTCCTCCCCAGCTATAGGTCCTGAAAGGTGTTCGCACCCATGTCTGAACTGATATCGCTCAGAGAATTTGCGCGTCGTGAAAATTGCTCCGACACACTGGTGCGCCGCGCCGTAAAACAAGGCCGGCTGGTGCTTTCGGACGGTGGGAAGCTTGATTCAAGACTGGTCGGCACTGCATGGCGAGAGGCCAATGCAAAGGGTGCAAACACTGCGAACACAAGTGCGAACAGTTCGCAGGGTGTTCGCAGTTCGCAGTTCGCACCGGATGACGGCGCGAATCTATCGATTGAGGACACTGCGCGCAGCATGATTGCCAGTGGCGCGGCGCCGGATCGCGACTATGCCGAGGCATTGCGCGTCAAGGAAAACTATCTCGCCCTGCTCCGCCAGTTGGAATACGAACAGAAGTCCGGACTGTTGATTGAACTGGGTCTGGCCAAAGGGGTGCTTTTTGAATGCGCCAGGGCGGCGCGCGACGCATGGCTTAACTGGCCGGCCCGCGTCGGGCCTCTTGTTGCCGCCGACCTCGGACTGGAGGCCGACCGCGTAACAGAGGTATTGACCGAGCATGTCCACAAGCACATTCAACAGCTCGGCGAACCCGAGGGGGACTTCAGCGCAGAAAGCTGACGCACTGCGTGCGTCCTTTCAGCATGGCTGGACCCCCCCTCCACGGATCAGCGTTCCTGAGTGGGCGGACAGGTATCGCAAACTGGCAAAAGAAGCCGGCAGCACATCAGGCAACTGGGAAACGGCGACTGTAGAGGTCGCCCGCGGCCCTATGCTTGCGGTTACAGAACCAGGCGTCCACGTGATCACAACGATGTGCTGCACGCAGTTGATGAAAACGGCGCTGATCGAGAATGTTTTTGGCTACTTTGCCCACCTCGATCCTTGCCCCATCCTGCTGTTGCAGCCCAAAGAGGAGTCTGCGGAGCAGTTCTCCAAGGAACGCATAAGCCCGCTGATCCGTGTCACGCCGGCTCTACGCGAACTAATTGGAAGCGGGAAAACCCGAAGCGCAGACGAAACCCTGCTTTACAAGTCCTTCCCTGGCGGGTTCCTGGCCCTGGCTGGCGCCGGTAGTCCTGACAACCTGGCGCGGCGCCCTATCCGTGTCCTGCTGGCCGACGAGGTGGACAAGTACCCGGTCACTCGCGAGGGCGACCCTATCGCGCTGGCGGAAGAGAGGACGGCAACATTCGACGTCAACTGGCTCTCCGTCCGTGCGTGCTCTCCCACTCTGGAAGATGAGAGCCGGATTGCCGATAGTTATGCTGAGTCGGATCAACGAAAAGCCTCGGTCGAATGCCCACACTGTGCCGCCCGCGTTTTCCTGGACTTCTTCAAACACGTCAACTGGGACAAACCTGACGGAAAGCACGCTCCGAAAACCGCGCGTATTTATTGCGACTGCTGTGGCGCCGGCTGGTCAGAGGGGGAACGCCTGCGCGCACTTCAAACAGTGCGCTGGCACCAGACTCGACCATTTGAATGCTGCGGTCAGCGCCACTCTCCGCTGGATCTATATGAGCAGGCAAAACAGCAGGAAGGACCGGTTACTTCGGTCTGGGATTGGTGGGCAAGCGAGCGTCACGCCGTCTACCGCGCCAAGTGCCCTGAATGCGGCAGTTGGGGGGTAGACAACGCTCATGCGGGCTACCAGGCCAGCAAGCTGTTCAGCCCTTGGCAGAAAGATAAGCCATCTGACATTGCCGCGAAGTACTTGGCCGCAAAAGGCGATCCTGACAGAGAGCAGGCCTGGTGGAATACGCAGATGGGGCTGCCGCATCGACCTCACTCCGGCAAAGAAGTAAGACTGGAAGCGCTGGTAGCGCGCGGCGAAGTCTGGCCAGCTGCAGTTCCGGAAGGTGTCGCGGCCATCACGATTGGCGTGGACGTCCAAGACTATCGCTTGGAGATGGAGGTTGTCGGCTGGGGACGTAACGAAGAGTCCTGGTCCATCGACTACCACGTGATCGATGGGGAAATGAGTGAGCCCGAAACCCAGAAGCAACTGGATGAGTATCTGAAACAGATATGGCATCGCAACGATGGTCGTGGGTTTGGCGCGATGGCTACCTGTATCGACTCAGGCGGTCATCACACCCAAGCAGTATACGAGTTTGCAAAAGCTCGTCTCGGACGCAAGGTCTGGGCTATCAAAGGTGAATCTGCGCGTAGCGGGCAAAGAAACCCTGTATGGCCAACCAAACGCCCACGCTCGCGAACCAAGGCATCTTTCCGCCCCATTATCTTGGGAGTAAACGCCGCCAAGGACACCATCAGAAATCGACTTCAACTCGATGCGCCAGGCCCCGGCTACATGCATTTCCCTGCTGATCGAGACATCAACTACTTCGCCCAGTTAACGGCTGAGCGAATTGTGGTGAAAGAAGTCGGAGGCGCTCGTTACCGGGTTTGGGAGCAGCCATCCAATAAGGCCAACGAGGCGAGCGATTGCCGCGTCTACGCGTATGGCGCCTTGTGTGGCTTGCTGCACTTCGGCTTAAAGCTCAATCAGCTTTCAACATCAACCGCTTCGAAAGTGGAGCAGCCCGTCAGTCATAACCCTGCTGCTGCGGAGGTAAAGCCGTTGACCTCTAAGCCTCGATCACTCGTCCGCCGCATGGCATAGGAGCCAAAGTGTTTACGCCTCAAATCAATAATTTCACCGGCATTTCCCAGGCACAGCTGCAGCAGTGGCTGACTGAGGCACAAGTAGCGCTTCACCGCCTTAGCACAGGCTCCATGGGTGAGTCGTATTCATACACACAGGGCGATGGAACCAAATCCGTAACCTACACCCGCGCCAACTTGGCCCAGCTGCAGCAGCACATCAACTCATTGATGTATGCGCTGGGAATGAGGAGGCGCAGGCCCATCCGACCGGTATTCTAATGGACAACCAATTCACTCTACTGGGATCGGATGGCCGCCCGCTCCCTCCGGCGCGCTCCTCTGTTAACGAGTCAACCATCAGGACTGAGGGGTTGCCTCTGGCAGGGACATCGGCATTCCCATACGACGCGTCCAGTTGGACGACGCAGGAGATGGGCGACTGGCTGCCTTGGATTCGCTCGCCGGATGCGGAAATCAACCAATTCCGCGATCGGATGGTTGCACGCAGTCGCGACTTGGTGCGAAACGATGGGCTGGCCCAGGGTGCCGTCACTCGTATCCTGGACAACACCGTTGGTGTGTCGATGCGCCTTTCGGCCATGCCAGATTACCGCGCCCTGGCCACACTGACCGGAATCACGGCTTTCGATGCGGAATGGGCCAATGAGTTTCAACGGGCTACTGAAGCAATGTGGCGAGGTTTTGCCGATGATATCGGTCGCTACAACGACCTATCGCGTCAATTAACTGTATCGCAACAGTTACGGTTGGGATTGCGCCACAAACTGGTGGACGGGGATAGCCTGATTGTTAACTACTGGAAGCCGGATCGGGTATATCCAGGCGGTGCACGCTATGCCACTTGTTACTTGGTAGTGGACCCGGACCGCCTGTCCAATCCTTTCCAGATGGTGGATACCAAATACCTACGAAACGGAGTTGAGATAGACGACGATGGCGTGCCTATTGCCTATCACCTCCGAAAAGCCCACCAGAACGACTGGTACAACGCAATCGAGTCCAACGAGTGGGAGCGGATCGAGCGAGAAGACCAAGATGGTTGGATGCGCGTGATTCACGATTTTGAGCGGGATCGAGCCGGACAGAACCGTGGCATAGGCATTTTTACGTCGGTGCTGAGCCGCTTCAAGATGCTGGCGCGCTACTACGGCGTTGAATTGCAGGCGGCCACCATCGCATCATCGTTTGGCACTTACATCACCAGCCCGTTCGATGCAGCACAAGTCGAGGAAGCGATCAACGGCACCGATGAGCTTTCGGCTTACCAGGATCTCCGCGCGGAATTCCATGCGGCGCGGCCGGTAATGCTCAATGGCGCGCGCATCCCCACATTGGCGCCTGGTGAATCCATTGAAACCGTAGCGTCCGCGCACCCTCACAGTGGGTTCGGCGAGTTTGTCCGAGCCATGCAACTGACGTTTGCCGCCGCCTCCGGTGTTTCAGCGGAGCAGATCACGCAGGACTGGTCACGCACCAACTACTCATCCGCACGCGCGGCACTACTGGAAAGCTGGAAAACACTGGAGCGCCGTCGCGCCGAGTTCAAGATCGGCACGGCATCACCCATGTACGCCACTTGGCTGCACGAGGCGATGGACAACGGCGATCTTCCGCTGCCGCGCAACGCGCCTGATTTTCTGGAGTTCCGCACGCAGTATGCGCGGTGCGACTGGCTCAGCGTAGGCCGCGGCTGGGTGGATCCGGTCAAAGAGCCGCAGGGCTCTGTCCTAAAAATGGACGCTGCTCTTTCTTCATTGAAGAAGGAATGCTCTGAACAAGGACTCGACTACGAGGAAGTCATCGACCAACGCGCCCTAGAGGCCAAGAAGTTCAAGGACGCAGGACTCCCCGCGCCGAAGTGGTATGGCGCCGATGCCACAGAGGCCTCAACCCCAGAAGAAAGAGCGACCCCGCAATGATCAACTACCCTCACCTGGCCCAGCGGCTTTTCAACGTGCCGCTGGCCATTACCCCGCAAAAAGCCGAGGTGGTCATGGCTGCGCTGGCCGACCGGTTTGGCCTGGCGCGCCTATTTCATGCGGATGGTCGCGTTGTTGCGCTGGAAAGCTGGGATGGCGATATCGGTTCACCGGCTGAGAACAAGCCATACCAAGTGGTTGCCGGCGTAGCGGTCATCCCGGTCAGCGGCACGCTGGTGCAGAAATTGGGCACCATGTCTCCGTTTTCCGGCATGACGGGCTACGACGGCATTCGCGCCAACCTCAGCCTGGCGCTGGCGGATGACTCAGTGCATGGCATCGTGTTCGATATCGACTCGCCTGGCGGCGAAGTGGCGGGTTGCTTTGACCTGGCCGACGCCATCTACGCCGCACGTGGCGAGAAGCCTATCTGGTCGATTCTGACTGAAAACGCCTATAGCGCCGCTTACGCGCTGGCCAGCGCCACTGACCGAATCATCGTCCCGCGCACTGGAGGCACCGGAAGCGTGGGCGTGATTTGCATGCATGTCGATATGTCAAAGGCGCTCGGATCCGCCGGGGTCAACGTCACCATCATTCACTACGGCGATAAGAAGGCAAACGGCAGTGATGTAAGGCCGCTCTCATCCGAGGCCCTGGCTGATATTCAGTCGGATGTTGACGAGATGGGGGAGCTTTTTGTCGAGACCGTCGCCCGCAACCGGGGGATTCCCACCCGCGCAGTACGAAGCACCCAGGCTGGCACCTTCATGGGTTCTGCTGGCGTCAAAGTCGGCTTTGCTGACGCCGTCATGGCGCCGGACGCCGCATTCCGTGCCTTGCTGGCCAAGCTGGGCTAAACATCTGGAGGTATTTATGTCTTTTCTTTCCCGCCTGTCGGGCAGCCTTTCCTTTGCCCACCTTGCCGGCGTGTCCGGTGCCCGTGGACGTCGCGCCGAGGGCGAAGACCATGACGACGAAGAGCGCAAAGGCGGCCGCCGCGCAGAAGATGACGATCTGGACGACGATGACCGCAAGAGTAGCCGCCGCGCCGAAGAAGGTCAGGACGATGACGAAGACGACCGCAAACGCAGTCGCCGTGCAGAGGGCGACGACCGGGACGACGAGGATGACCGCGACAGCGACAAAGGCAAGCGCGGCAAGAGGGCCAAGCGTGGCGAAGAACCGGACGCGGACGAAGATGATGATCGCGATAGCGATCCGGATGCCGAGGATGATGAGGACGAGATGCGTGGCAAAAGTGCTATCGCCAGAGCTCGTCGTCGTGAACGCGCCCGCTGCGCCGCTATTTTCGGCTGCAAAAATGCCGCTCGCAACCCGGTGCTGGCCGCCAACCTGGCATTCAACAGCTCGATGACCCGCCGCGAAGCGCTGGCTGTGCTGCGCGATACGCCGGCAGGCGTTCCGGCTGGCAATGCAGGACGAGCCGCGCGTAACCCGCAGCTAGGCGCCTCCGATGGTGCGCCCCCTAGCCGCAAGGCCGTGCAAGACAGCGCATGGGACCGCGCCTTCGCCAAGGCCCGTCGCTAACCCAACCATTCGAAAGGATATAGACACATGGGTAACCCTACTGTCGCCCCACTGCAAGAGTGGTGGCATAACGGCGGATTCATGGTTTCGGAAGCGCCCGGGCATCAATCGCGCGACCAGATTCTGCTGACCGGAGGCCAGTTGGTATTGGCCGGCACGGTATTGGGCCAGATATCGACCAGCAATTCTTCCCCGGCCGCAACTGCTGCCGCGGGAGCGACCAACGTCGGCAATGGCACGCTCACCATCGGCACCCAGCCCCAGGCCGGGTTCACTCCTGCAGGTGTATTCACCGTTACCCTGACGGCGCCGACGGTGTTCAGCGTTACCGGCCCGAACAACTTCAACAACGTCGACCAGCCGGTCGGCACCGCTTTCGACGCCGATGGCATGGTCTTTACCGTGGCCGCGGGCAGTAAAGCGTTTGCTGCAGGTGATTCGTTCAGCATCACCGTCACGTCGCCAGGAACCACCGGCCAGTGGCGGCCGCTGAATCCGACGGCATCGGATGGCTCCCAAGTGGCCGCAGGCGTACTGTTCGCTACCAAGGATGTGACCGCTGGCCCCAAGCCTGCCCTGGGGGTTGTTCGCATGGCGGAAGTGAACGGCTCCGAGTTGATTTGGCCGACGGGTATCACGCCGACCCAGCAGGCCGCTGCGGTTTCTCAACTGGCTCAAGCCCACCTCCTCGTTCGCTGATACCAATACCCCCAAATTTGAAAAGCCGCCCACTGGGCGGTTTTTAAATTTCCGAAAGGCTGATCCATGTCCGGCAATATCCTCGACATCTTTCACCAGGATGCGTTCTCGGCCATCACGCTGACCGATGCTGTACAACGCAACCCCTTCCAACCTAGCGGCCTGGGCGAACTCGACATTTTCGATCCCAATCCGATCCGCACCAAAGCGCTGGCCGTTGAAGAGCGCCAAGGTAAACTGGTGCTGATCCCGTTCAGCGAGCGCGGTGCCGAAGGCACCCAGCGCACCACCGAGAAGCGCAAGATGCGCTACTTCGATGTGCCGCGCCTGATGCACGATGACACCGTCTATGCCGAGGAGCTGCAAGGCATCCGTGAATTCGGCCAAGAATCGGTGCTGATGCAAGTAGAGACTGAGGTGGCACGCCGGCTGTCCGGCCCCACCGGCCTGCTGGCATCGGTGGAATACACCAAGGAATATCTGCGGCTGGCCGCTGTACAGGGCCTGTGTCTGAACCCCGGCGACGGCAGCATTCTGTACAACTGGTTCGACGAGTTCGGCATCAATCAGGCACCGGAAGTGGCGTTCAATCTCGCTGCTGCGGCTGCCAATACCCTGCGTCCGATCTGCAACGGCATCACCCGCGCCATGGCGCGCGCCGCCCAAGGCTCGTTCACCTCCAACACCCGCGTTCACGCCCTCTGCGGCGATGGTTTTTATGACCTGTTCTCCAACCACCCGGACGTGATCCGCACCTTCTTGAACTGGAGCGACGCTGCTGAGTTGCGCAACAACGGCCAAGGGGGCGCATTCGATTCGTTCGAGTTTGGCGGCATCCGCTGGTGGAACTACCGCGGATCGGACGACAACGCCACGATCAAGATCCCCGACGACAAGGTCAAATTCTTCCCGGTAGGTGCTCCCGGCATCTTCCGTGAAGCCAATGCGCCCGGCGAAACGGTGGACTGGGTGAACACTCCTGGCAAACCGGTGTACGTGCTGCCGATCTTCGACCAGCAGCGCCGCATGTGGTGGAAAATGGAGACCTACTCCTACCCGCTGTTCATCTGCACCCGCCCTGAGGTTCTGATGTCCGGCCGCGCCGAGGGCTGATCGTGATCGACTGGGACGCCATGGTCCTCTCCCCTCTGCAAGGTGTTTTTGGCGAGCCGGTGACGTACACCACCGTTACCGGCCAGTCACTCAGCATCACCGGGGTGTTCGATGAGGCCTACCACGCGGTCGACGGCTTGGGCGACGCGATCTACACCTCCACCGCCCAGCCGGTGCTGGGCATCCGCGCGGCTGAGCTGCCGTTTCCGCCGCAACAGGGCGACCAAATCACCGTCCAGCGGGACAATGCTACCTACTCGGTGGCTGACGTTCATCCCGATGGGCACGGCGCCATCAAGTTGTTGCTGACCTTTGTGTCCGGAGGCTGACATGCTTTACCGTACTCAATTGCGCGATGCGGTGGTAGCGGCTTTGCAGGCGGCGAACACCCTGGCGGGGCAGAAGGTTTATGCCCCGCGTGACCTACCGGTTACCCCGCCAGGCATGCCTCTGATCCTGGTGCAGACCCCTATGGAGCGAAAACAGGGCCGTGGCCCTGTTGGCGCGCCGCAGTTTCTGACCACGGCAACGGTGGCGGTCAACGCCCGGGTGGCGGCAGCCAATGCCGGCCAGGTAGAGAGCCTGCTGGACACGCTGTGTGATCAGATTGAAAACGCGGTACTGACTAACTCCGCCGTGTTGCGCATGGTTCAGCAAGTGCTGGCGGTGGAAACCGAGATCGAGGTTAGCGCCCAGCAGCGAGACCACCTGGGCGAAGCCTGGATGCGTTTCGACTTCGAGTATCCCGAGCTGTTTGCCTTGCCCGTTACCCAGCCGCTCACCGACATCAATGGCACAGCCATCGCCACCACCGGAAATGGAGTGACTCCGCCGGTCGAATTTGATTTCCCCATTCCTCAGGAGTGATCCATGTACGTCAAACCCAAGGACGGTTTCGCCATCCGCGACCCCGACCTGCTTGACCTGTTGCCGGCCGCCGGCCGGGAGGTGCCCGACACCGACTACTGGCAGCGCCGGCTGCGTGATGGCGATGTCGTGCAAGCGGCGCCGGAGGTTCCGGCCCAGTCCGCCACATCCGTCAAGAAAGGCGGTGACAAATGACCATCCCATTCAAGAACATTCCGCAGCAAATCCGGGTGCCGCTGTTCTATGCCGAACTGGACAATAGCCGCGCCAACACGGCGCAGGCCAACCAGCGCGCGCTGATCATTGGCCAGGTGACCGCGGCCGCCATCACGGCCGGCACGGTACCCAATGTCCCGGTGATCAGCCAGGGCGTGACCGATGCCCAAACAGTGGGTGGCCCCAACTCCATGCTGGCGCTGATGACCGCCTGGTATCGCAAGAACGACCAGTTTGGCGAAGTCTGGTATCTTCCGCTGGCCGATGACAGCAATGCCACCGCAGCCAGCGGCAGCATCACCATAGCCAGCGCGCCCACCGCCGGCGGCACGCTCTATCTGTACGTTGCCGGCATCCGTTACGCCATCCCGGTGCTGCCCACCCAAACGCCGGCGCAAATCGCAGCATTCATCGCCACCACTCTGTCCGCGGACGCGGGTTGTCCGGTGCAAGCCACCAACACGGCAAACAGCGCGCTGGTGACGATCACCGCAGTCAACAAGGGACCGTGCGGCAATGACATCGACCTGCGGCTGAACTACCTCGGCCCGATTGGCGGCGAAACCATGCCGGTGGGCCTCGGCGTGCAGATCACGGCCCTGACCGGCGGGGCCACCGCGCCCAGTCTGTCGGCGGCCTTGGCCAACCTGGGCGACCAGCCGTTCGACTTCATCGTCTGCCCGTACAACGACACCACCAGTCTGTCGGCCCTGCAGCAGTTCATGAACGATCAAACCGGTCGCTGGAGCTACGCCAAGCAGCTGTACGGTCACGTGTTCACCGCTCTGCGCGGCACGCTGGGCGCGCTGACCACCTTCGGCGTCACCCGCAACAATCAGCATGAAACCGTGATGGGCTTCAACGACAGCCCGACGCCGAACTGGCTGTTGGCGGCCGCGCTGGGCGGAGCCGTGGCGGTGAGTACGCGCGCCGACCCGGCCCAGCCCTTGCAAACAGTGCCGCTGGCCGGCGTTCTGGCGCCGCCGGTTCAAAGCCGTTTCCAACTGACCGACCGCAACACCTTGCTGTACGACGGCATCAGCACCTTCACGGTGGCCCAGGATGGCACGGTCGCCATCGAGAACCTGATCACCACCTACCAGAAGAATGCGTTCGGCAACCCCGACAACAGCTACCTGGAAGTGGAAACGCTGCATACCCTGGCCTACGTGATGCGATTCCTGCGCACCATGGTCACCAGCAAGTATGCCCGGGTAAAGCTGGCCGCCGACGGGACCCGCTACGCCCCAGGCTCCAACATCGTGACGCCCTCCATCATCAAGGGCGAACTGGTGGCCGCGTACCGGCAGTTGGAGTCGCAAGGGCTGGTGCAGAACGGCGACGCCTTCAAGTCCGGCTTGGTTGTGCAGTTGGACCCCAGCAACCCGGGCCGCGTCAATGTGCTGTTCCCGCCGACGCTGATCAACCAGCTGCGCATCTTCGCGCTGCTCAACCAATTCCGGCTGCTGTAAGCCGCCACGCAATGGAGCGCTGCCTTTGGGCAGCGTTTCGCATTTCTGGGAGCAAACATGGCAGTAGACAACACTTACCTGCTAGCCGGCACCTGCCAGTTGAGCGTCAATGGCACCTCGTATCTGGTGGCCGGCGACTTCGGCTACAGCCCGGCCAAAGTCAAACGTGAAACGCTGACCGGCAAGGACGGCGTGCACGGCTACAAGGAAGAGCCAGTGCCCGGCTATATCAAGGCCAAACTGCGCGACAGCGGTGGCCTGACCGTCGCTCAACTCAACCAGATGACCAACGTCACCGTCACCCTGCAGCTGGCCAACGGTAAAAACATCGTGGGACGCAACATGTGGACGGTGGAATTCCCTGAAGTCGATTCGGTGGAAGGCACCATCGATGTGAAATGGGAAAGCGCCAGCGTCGAGGAGGCATGATGGTGGACGAAAACAAACCTGAAGTGCCGGATGAGCTGACGTTGACGCTGCGCAAGCCGATTGATTTCGGCGGCGAACAGATTCACGTTCTGGAGTTGCGCGAGCCGACGCTGGACGAGTTGGAGAAATTCTCCAAGGAGTACCAGAAGAACGGCCATATCGCGGGCAGCAAGTTTCTGATCTCGCTGGTCAGCGGCCACCCGGTGGCTGCCATTGGCCGTATCGGCGCGCGCGATTACAAGGCCGCCGAGGAGTACCTGGCAAATTTTGTCTGATCGCCCCAGAAGGCGCCTTGCCATCCAACTGGATGGATATCGTGGCTGAGGTCACCCGGTTTTACAGCTGGGGGCCTCATGATGCCTGGGGCCTAACCTGGTCGCGCCTGAACTGGTGGCGATCGCAAATGCTGAGGATGTGTGATGGCGGGAACTGACAATCAATTTCGGATCCGCATCACCGCGGACGACCAGGCCGGCCCGATTATCCAGAAGCTGGAAGGCCGGCTTGGAAAGTTCGCCGCCAAAATGGCGCTTGGCAAGAAGGTCGACGACCTGTCCAAATCCCAGCTTGAGCAGCGCGTCACCCAGCGCTTTGAGGGCTTGGCCAAGAAAATTCAGTCCGTTGGCAGCGCGCTGGGCAATACCGCCAGCAACCTGTCGGCGCCGGTGTCGGCCATCGCCGGCGGCGCCATTGTTGCCGGCATCACCGCCTCCGCCAGCAGCTGGGCCAGCTATGGCAACTCCGTGCTGCGAACCGCGCAAATGACCGGGGTGGGCACCGATGAGCTGCAAAAGCTGCGTGGCGCCGCCAAGCTGGCCGGCATCGAAGCCGAGCAATTGGACGGTGGCATTGGATCGCTGGGCACCACGCTCAATGATGCGGCCAATGGCCGCAATATGGCCGCGCTGGCCATGCTCAACCGCCTGGGCATCACAATCCGCCGCACCAAGGATGGTGCGATCGATACCTCCGCCGCGCTGAAGGACTTGTCGCAGGTGATGGCAAACGACAAGATGTCGCCGCAAACCAAGGCGATGATCGCCGGCCAATTCGGCGTTCAAGGCTTGATGCCGATGCTGATGGATGGGCGCAAGAAGTTGGAAGACGACATGCGCAAAACCGAGCAGATGGGCGCCGTCCAATCGCCGGAGAAGCTGAAAGAGGCAGACGCGGCCAAGCGCAGCGAACGTGAAGCCGGCCTGGGGCATCAGCGCGCCAGCAACTGGCTGGGCGATTATGTGGGCCCGATCTACGGCAAGATTATGGAGGGCGCAGCCAAGATGCTATCGGAGCATCCCGGCATGACGCTGACCGGCGTGGCCGGCGTGGGACTCGGCGGCGCATGGGCGGTCAAGAAGGTGATGTCCAGCCTAGGTGAACGGCTGATCGAGTCCGTGGCCACCAACCTCGGCAAGGCGGTCGCCGGCGAAGCTACCGCCGCGGCAAGCCAATCCGCGGCCAAGGCCGGCCTGGACAAAATCACCCGCGCGACGCTGCCCTTCTTTGGCGAGCTCGCGAGCCGCATCTCTCTGGGCCTGAGCTTGCTGTTGCAATCCGACGAGCTGAACGTCGGTGAAAACGCGATGGTGCAGGCCAATCAAAAGCGCTATGGCATTGGCTCGAGAAGCTGGCATGGGCTGGACCTGCAAAGCAAGGAATTCGCTGACCTGAAGGCCGATGCGAAAAAGGCATACCAGCCCACGCTTGAGTTCGGAGATGAGAAAGCGCTTGAGTATATGAAGCGTTACATCAAAGAGAACCCGAATGCCAAGCCAGCAGGATGGACGGAAGATGAGGAGGCCCCCGCCACGCCCGGCCAGAAGCTGAAGCAGGCGGCGCAGCCGGCACTCCCGCAGAAGGCGCAGAGCACAAAAGCCATGCCGCGCGGGATCCGCAACAACAACCCAGGCAACCTGCAGTTTGTTGGCCAGGCCGGCGCAGTTAAAGAAGGCGGCGCTGGCGGCCGGTTTGCCGTGTTCGATTCACCGCAAGCCGGGCTAGATGCCATGGCGAAGCAGCTCAAGCGCTACTCCAACTCTGGGCTTAATTCTGTCAGTGACATTGTGCAGAAATGGGCCCCAAGTTCCGAGAACAACACAGCGGCCTATGTGTCGGCAGTGGCTAAGCGCATGGGGGTTGGCGGTAGTCAGGCGCTGGACATGAGCCGGCCTGAGGTGATTCGATCGTTGATGGATGCCATGATCGTTCACGAGAATGGCAACAATCCATATTCCCAGAAGATGCTGGAAGCCTCTGCCGCGTCGGCTGCGACATACTCAGGAAGGTCCGGAAGCGGAAAGGCGGTCAAGCCCTTGGCCTCTCCTGTAGCGGCCGCCTCCTCGGCCGCCACGAGCAATGCCGCGGTAGTGGAGCCTTCGCAGAAAATGCTGCTTGAGCAGCTGAAGTCGCTGCAAGACGCAGTCACCAAACTTTCCGACATGAAGGTGCAAGTGGCTGTCAGCGGCCTTCCGGCCGGCGCGCGCGCCACAGCAACGGGAGGTCCTGCGGTGGCGAGCAATACCCCGCGATACAGCTACCCGATGCCGGAGATGATAACGCCATGAGTTTCCAAGACGTCCTGAACACTGTCAGCCGAGCCGCCGGCGCGCTGGATGGCGTTGTCTCCGCTGCCGGCCAGTTGACCAATGCGCTGGGGCTGGGTGGCCAGTCCTACTGGGACCAACTGCGCCCGGCCAGCTATCGCGGCATTCCGTTTGCGGTGCTAGCCTCCGATGGGGAGTTCGGTCGCCGGCTGGCCGAGCACGAGTATCCCAACCGCGACGTGCTGTGGGTCGAGGATATGGGCCGGCGCGGCCGGCGCATCAATATGATCGGCTTCCTGGTTGGCGACGATGTCATCAGCCAGATGCAGCAGATGATCGCCGCCGCCGAGCAGGAGGGGCGCGGCGAGCTGGTTCACCCGACGCTGGGCACGCTCTATGTCAGCCTAGGCCCGATGCGTGTGTCCGAGCGCTGGGACCAGGGCCGCTATATCGAGTTGTCGATGCAGTTCATCGAGGCCGGCGACCGGGAGTTCCCGGGAGAGCAACAGGACACCGCCAGCTGGCTGCGCGACCTGGCGGACCAGGCCGGCCTATCAGTTGAGGCTGATTTCGTTGCCGGGCTGATCAACCAAGTGAAGCAAGGCGTCGCCGTGGTGCAAGCCGTGGTCAATGTCGCCGCGCAATGGGTCACTCGGATCAATCAGGTGGTCAATGCCGCCAAGAGCATTTACAACTCGGTTGCTGGCATTGCGGGCCAGTTGCAGCGGATGGATAGCTTTGCCAATCGCTACGGTGATCCGCGCGGGGTGGCTGCGCCCAGCAGCCCAACCCCCTCGCCCACCCGCCGCGCAGTCGCTGCCAGTGCCGTGCAGCGTCAAACCGTCTCGGTGGCCGCTGGCGCCGTGGCAACAGCCGCTGGCCGACTGGGTGCTCAGGCATCCGCCATCCAGCCGTTGCCGACCGCGGTAACGCAATCGGTTCAGGCTCTATGTGCGTCCTGCATCAGCCCCATGGACGCAATCAATGTGCTGACCGCCCTGCATCAGATGCCGATGCCGCAAAACGTCGACACCTCGCCAATGGGGAAAGCCATGACCACGGCCCAGCAACTGACTGTGACCATGATGCGCCGCGCGTCGGTCATTGGCGTATGCCGATCGGTCGCCGACTATCAGCCGGTCAGCTATGACGACGCGGCGGCATTGCGGGCGCGGGTTGCTCTGCTAGTGGAAAACGAGGCGGTAGCAGCTGCGGATGCGGGGGATATGGCCAGCTATCTGGCGTTGCGCAATTTACGCACTGCGGTGGTGGCGGATTTGACGGCAAGAGGCGGGTCGTTGGCGCGAATCACGCAAGTGGCGATCCCGCAGCCGATGCCATCGATGGTGCTGGCCCAGCGGCTGTATCGTGACCCAGCGCGCGCAACGGAACTGGCGAAACAAGCCGGCGCCATCCATCCGCTGTTCATGCCGACGCAGTTCAACGCGCTGGCTCAATAGAGGCTGGGTCCGGCATGGGGTAGGTGATGTTCTTGTACTTCTCGGCTTGCTGCTTTGACCACTTCTCGCGCATCTGCGGCGTGATCCCCTCCTCGCTCCATCTTTGCCCTTTGGGGACCACCTTCTTCTGGCAGTAGAACGTTGAGGGGTGGCCAATATTGTTGTTGTGGATCACCCAGCGAGGGCCGGCCTGCTGACATTCGGCCTCGGTCTTATAGAGGCCCTGCGGCACCACGCCGCCTTGCCAGCCGTCGGCCATCACCATTACCAACAAAAATCCAATCATTGCGGCCTCCGTCATGACATCGAGTTGAGAGTATGGACGATCTTACCCTGGTTACCAATGGACAACGCATATCGGGATGGACATCGATCACCGTCGTCCGCGGAATTGAGCGGTTTCCATCAGGCTTCAATATCAGCATGACCGAGCGCTTTCCCGGGGAGTTTGGGAAATTGCTGCTCTATCCCGGTGATCCGGTGCAGGTGCTGCTGGGCACCGATGTGGTGGTGACTGGGTATGTGGATGATTTTACACCCACGCTGAATGCGTCGACTCACTCCATCGCCGTGAGCGGGCGCGGCAAATGCCAGGACCTGGTGGACTGCAGCCATTTCTACCAGGGCTGCCAGATGACCAACATCACCCCGCTGGCGATGGCCATCAAGCTGGCCACACCATACGGTATCGATGTGACATCCGACGTGGGCGCCGGCGCGGCGGTCCCGGTGTGGCAACTGCAATGGGGCGAGACCCCATACAACATCCTGGAGCCGGTGGCGCGCAACAGTCAGATGCTGGTTTACGAAAACCCTGACGGTTCACTGCGTCTATCGCAAGCCATGCGGCAGGCCGCCGGCCAGCGTTATCCCGTTGTCGCCGAGGGCGTAAACATTGAGTCCATCACTATGCGCTGGTCCATGGCGCAGCGGTTCAGCCAATACATTGGCCGCAGCCTGCCAATGGACACGATGAGCGATGCCGGCACGGGGCCGGATGTGATTGCGATCGTCACGGATCCAGGCGTGCCGCGCCTACGCGTGCGCAGCATCATTGCCGAAACCGGGGACACTACCGACTACCAGATCACAAAAGCGAGGACCAACTGGGAAGCAGCGCGCCGCGCCGGCCGAAGCCTGCAAGCAACGGTGACTGTGGATAGTTGGCGCGACGATGCCGGCAATCTGTGGCAGCCCAACACAATAGTGACGTTGACCGCGCCGACGGTGCATGTGCCACGCGTCAACTGGCTGGTATCGGATGTGACTTATCGGCGTGACGCCACCGGCACGCACGCTGATTTGGTGCTGATGCCGCCGGAGGCTTTTTCGGTACAGCCGGTGAACCTGTTCCCTACTCAGCGCGATGTTGTCGCCGGCGTAGCCAATGGAGGCAAGCCATGATTCAGCAAATTGAGCGCCTGGCACGCCGTGTCTGGATGTTGCTGGGGCGCGGCCGCATGTCGGCGCCGGCCAACGACGCAGGACCCATCCAAATCTTGCAAGTGCAGCTTGGCAAAGACGAAACACGAGACCATCTGCGCCGCGCGGCTGAGTTCGGGTTTACCAGTCACCCCCCGGTAGGCACGGACGCCATCGTCCTGTTTCCGCAAGGGGACCTCAACAACGGCGTGGTAGTGGCTACCAATCATCAGGGCAGCCGGATGAAGGGGCTGCAACCGGGCGAAGTAGCGATCTTCGATAACCAGGGGCAGTCGGTCTATTTGACCCGGGCCGGCATCGTGATTAATGGCGCCGGCCTGCCGCTGACCGTGAATAACACGCCGACAGTGACGGTCAATGCGGCAACCAAGGTCCAGCTGAACACACCCGAACTGGATGTCAGTGGGCAGATCAAGGCTGGCGGCGACATCACCGACAACGCCGGCAGCAATGCGCACTCCATGGCGCAGATGCGCGCCATCTACAACGGCCACAACCACCCGGTGCAAAACGTTCAGTCCGGCAGTTCGACCATCACGACCAACGCGCCCAACCAACAGGAATAGGCATGGATATCTCCACAATCTGGGTGGCCGGCACGCATGGCGACTGGGCCCAAGCGGGGCCAGGACTGCTATCAGGCAATGACCTGCAGTCCGCCATCCTGATCAGCCTGTTCACTGATCGCATTGCGGGTCCGGATGACGCTGTACCTGATGGCAGTGGCGACCCGAGAGGCTGGTGCTTGGACGATGCGAAGCCGATCGGTTCTCGGCTTTGGCTGCTGCAACGCGCCAAACAAACCCGAGAGACAGCCAACCGCGCGCGCGACTATATCGTCGAGGCCCTGCAATGGCTGATTGATGACGGAGTGGTGGCCAAATTCGATATCACTGTGCAGTGGGTTGCGGCCTCCACGCTGGGCGCCCAGGTAGTGGCCTACAACAGCTCAGGCGCGCGGACTCCGCTGCAATATAAGTGGGCCTGGAACGGAGTGAACTGATGCCCTATGCAAAACCAACACTGACTGCACTGCGCCAGCAGGTGGCGCAGGATATTGCCGCCACCGTGCCCGGAGGCGATGGCCTGTTACGGTTCAGCAACCTGGGTGTAATGTCCGCCGCGCAGGCAGCTATGGCCTATGGGCATTACGACTACATCGACTTCGTCGCAACGCAGGCCACGCCATGGACAGCTACTGGGGAGTTTTTGCAGGGCTGGGGGGCGATGAAAGGGGTTTACATCAAGCCGGCCGCCGTAGCCAGCGGCACCGCCACTTTCCCGGGGCAAGTCAACAAAACATTGCCGGCCGGCACACTGATCAATCGTGGCGATGGCCAGCAATATGCCGTCACCAGCGACGGCGCGGTCGGATCGAGTGGCACGGTAACCGTTCCAATCGCCGCCGTTGCTGACCCGGCTGGTTTGGTTGGCGCTGTAGGTAATACCCCTGCCGGCACTCTCCTCTCGCTGGCTCAGTCCGTCCCTGGCATTCAGGCTTCCGGCTCCGCCGCCACGGCGCTGACTGGCGGCGCGGATCTTGAAGATGACGAAGCGTATCGCGCCCGCGTCCTGGCCGCATACCAGTCAACCCCGCAGGGTGGCGCGCAAAATGACTACATCACTTGGGCCTTGTCTGTACCTGGAGTCACGCGAGCATGGTGCGCGCCGAATGGATTCGGCGCCGGCACGGTGGTGGTGTACGTCATGCTGGACGGCGCGGAATCCGCAAATGGTGGGTTTCCGGTGGGAAGTAATGGGGTATCCCAATTTGACCAGGGGCCGGGCGGCGCGCCGCGCGGCGTGGTGGCGACGGGGGATCAGCTCGTGGTGGCCAACGCCATCGCGCCATTGCAACCTGTGACTGCGCTGGTTTACGTGGTGGCACCCATTGCTCAGTCCGTGCCGTTCACCATCAAGGGGGTGCCGCTCGCGTCGCAAGCAGCCGTCAGCTTGGCGATAGCCGGAGTTTTCTTTCAGTACGGCAAGCCTGGTGGCACCATCCCGCTCCAGCTCCTCTGGTCCGCTATCGCCACGGTTTCCGGCGTAAGCGATTTTATCGTGGTCTCCCCGGCCGGCTCCGACATCGCCAGCCCAGTAGGCAATTTGCCTGTGTTGGGCACCATAACCTGGCAGTGAGGTTCTATGCCGCTACCCAATTACACCGCCCTGGATTACCAGGGCGCGCTGCAGCGCTTGCTGCCGCGCGGACGGGTGTGGCCGCGTGAGCCGGATGCCATGCAATCCAAAGTGGCGCTGGCGCTAGCTCAGGTGTACGGCCGCACTCATAGCCGAATCAACAATCTGCTGGTGGATGCGTTCCCCGCATCATCAACAGAGCTGCTGCCTGAGTGGGAAGCGGCGCTGGGCCTGCCGGATCCTGTACTGGGAATTGCAGCCACGATGACCGGGCGGCGCCAGCAGGTTGTCGCCAAGCTGACGGCGACAGGCGGCCAGACCGCCGCTTACTACCAGTCAGTGGCCGCTGGCTTGGGGTTTTCCATTGCCGTCACCAACTACGCGCCATTCCGGTGCGGGCAAAGCGGCAGCGGCCAGGCGGTTGGTTCGGTGGATTGGCACCATACTTGGTCCATCACCGCTGCCAGCAACACCATAAACCACTTCGCCGCCGGCGCCAGTGCATCAGGCGAACCGCTTTCTGTTTGGGGAAATGCCATTCTGCAGTCCATTCTGCAGCGCATTGCACCAGCTCACTCCATCCTGCAGTTCAGATACTCAACGTGAGGAAACCATGTTCCAGATCGACAACTCTACCGCGGCCACGACACTGCCTGCCATATCAAACCCGGGAACTCCGGGTTTTTTTACGGACGGCAATCCGGTAACAGGTCAGGCGCCGACCATTGTCCCTGCAGAGTGGTTCAACACTGTCATGATGGAGTTGTGTAATGCGGTAAGCGCAAGCGGACAAACCTTGACTAAAGGGAAACTGAATCAACTTGCGCTAGCAATTCAATCGCAAGGGGCCCCTTTTGCGATGGATACCGGCACAGCCAACAATTACGTTGTCAATTTCACGCCAGCATTTACCGCGCGCACCGAAGGCCAAGTAATCCGCTTCAAGGCCAAAACAGCAAACACGGGCGCCAGCACGCTGAATGACGGCATCGGAGCGGCGCCATTGGTGGGCGGGGCGCATTCTGCCCTGCAGGGCGGTGAGATTGTTGCCAATGGCGATTGCTGGGCTCAGTGGAATAGCTCTGTTGGCGGTTCGGGCTCTTACATCCTGCTGTTTTGCACTGGTGCACCGGAGCAAATCGCAAACGCAACGCAGAGCAAACACGCCCTGCCGCTCGCTCAAGCGAGCGGATTATTTGCCACAATAAACAACCCAACATTTAACGGACCAATAAATTCGCAAATTACGGAGGGCGGTAGTTCCGCATATCAATTGGTGTCTAGGTTCATGGGTACTGGTATTGCAGGAATATCCAGCCCAGGCGGGTACAGCTTATATTACAAATCTGGTGTTGGATCATCCAATAAATCAGGAGAATTATTATCCGTTAGGTCACTAGATACCGCTACAGGTGAGTCGCCTGATTTGATGACGTTTGGTGGAGATGGAACGATAACACTAGCAATGGCCCCGTCGTTTCCGGCCGGCACCCTACCAGGAAATCCCGTTATTAACAGTAGTGTTGCCACGTCCTCGACAGACCCGTCCGGCAGTTCGAACACAGCGAACCCAGCATCGACCAGCTGGGTAAGAAATGCGATGTCATCCATTGCAACAGCTGCCGGGTTTGCAGCGTCGTTTGGAGCAAATGGGTATATTAAATTCCCGACCTGGCTGGGTGGCTGGGTTGTGCAATGGGGGGCATTGAGCGTCACTACGACAATAACAAACTACAACTTCCCGACGGCATTTCCAAACGGGTGCTTAGTTGTGGTTGGCTCACCCACGCCCAATAGCTTGCAAACTATGGGGTTTTCACCATTATCGAAAACTCAATTTTCTGCGGCCACAACTCAATACAATCCCGGCGCCTATTATATTGCGTTCGGTTATTAAAGGAGCGGGCATGCTATTTTCTGTTTCAGCTCAAAAGACCGGTTCCGGATTTTATTTTGACAGCGATGAATCCGCACCGGCTGATTCATTTCCGGTATCGAACTCTGACTATGCCACTGCGATCAATTTGAATGACGGTTCTACTTACACGTTTTCTCCACCGGCAGGAAAAGCAAAGTTCGGGGTAATTTCGATTACCCCCGCAGTAGCGCTGACTAATGCGCAGCTACTGACTCAGGCGCAGGATACTCAGCTGAAAATTTTGCAGACAGCGTGTCAGTCCGCAATCACGTCAGGGTTCACGTCTACTGCGTTGGGTGCGTCGAATTTCTATGGTTCTCTGCAAACCGATCAGCTCAACTTGCAGACCATGTTTGCCGCAAGCCAGTCCAGCAGTCCGCCGGCGGCGTATTTCATCTACTGCAGCCTGGCACCGATGCAAAACCCTCCCCTGGTTCAGCACACCCAGGCGCAGATGCTGCAGGTGCTGGCAGATCTGAACGCATGGCGCACGGTGCAGCAGCAGAAATACGCGGCGTTGGTTCAGCAGGTGCAGGCAGCAAAAACGGTTACCGCCGTCCAGGCCGTTGTCTGGTCGTAGAGCAGGAAGAACAGCCCATCAATACGCCCGCCGCGTGCGGGCATTTTTGCGCCCATAGGAGGGCCAATGGACCCATGGCAAATGCTAACCAGCGTGCTGGCGATGTTCTCGGCGGCGCTCGGTTGGTGGCTTATCAGCCTGCACAACCGGCATGAAAAGCTGCGTGCCGACCACGAGGAACTGCGGGTGCGAGTGGCTGAGCGATACCTGCAGAAGGACGAGCTGCGCGAGCTGATCGACGACATGAAAAAGGACATCCACACGCTGATCCAGTCATTGCGGGACGAGCTGCGGAGCTACAGGGGGCAGAGATGAATTTGACCATCGCGATCATCACCGCGGGCACCGGCGCACCGGCTGCACGCGCTGCGGCATGGCTGCCGCATCTGCAGGCCGCATGCGAAGCGCACCAGATCAACACCCGGCAGCGGCTGGCCGCATTCCTGGCGACCATCGGCGTCGAGAGCGCCGCTCTATCCGCCGTGGTGGAAAACCTCAACTACAGCGCGAAGGGGTTGCTCGCCACCTGGCCCAAACGGTTCACCGCCGCAACAGCCACCGCTGCAGCCCGTCAGCCTCAGGTCATTGCGAACATCGTCTATTGCAACCGGATGGGCAATGGGGCTCCAGCCAGCAACGACGGCTGGCGCTACCGCGGGCGCGGTCTGATCCAGATCACTGGCAAAGATGGCTATACGGCCGCCGGCGCCGCTCTTGGCCTTGATCTGGCTGGACACCCAGAGTTGCTGGAACAGCCGGCGAACGCCGCAAAGTCAGCGGCTCACTGGTGGGAAGCCAACGGCTGCAACCAGTTGGCCGACACCGGCGACATGGCCGTGGTGACCCGCAAGGTCAACGGCGGCACGAATGGACTGGCCGAGCGAAAGGCCCTATACGCTGCCGCGCTGCGCGCCATCCCCGCCTGAGCATAACAAGCATCAAACGCCAGCCGCGAGCGGGCGTTGCTATTTCAGGAGCAGCAAATGGAAAAATGCAAACACGGCCTGGACATCGAAAAGCCATGCAGTTGCTGCGTGGGCGAGTCCATGCAGACGATGCCTGCTGTTGATCTCCACCAGCGCATGGTCGAGTTGGCCAAGGGCGTGCTGGCGCCGGCCAATGAGCATGAACACGTCGACACCCTGAGCGAGGACGTCTACTACCCGGATCACCCGCCGCGCACGGAATCGGCGACATTCCGGGCGACCAAGCGTGCCGGCCATGCCACTAAGCTGCCCTGCGCGATATCCGGCCACACCGAAGGAACCGAATACCACCACTTGGCCATCGAGTGGGCGTTTACCGGCGGCGTTGATTGGCGCGTGGTCAAAGGCGTTGCCACCGGAGAGATCGCACAGCTGCCGGTGCTGGATCTGGACACCGACCAGCCGACCGGCAAGACCTTCGCAGCCACGGATTCCCTGCTGTGGGCGCTGTGCAAGCTGGCCGAGATCCGCGGCTTCGACTGGCACGCATTCGACCCGGCCAAGCCGGAGCTGTTCGTAGACAGCATCCAGAACATGCTGGTGCTGCACAGCAAGTTCCACCGCCACAAGAACCACGGCATCCATGCGTTGAGCTTCCCTGTCTGGATCTTCCAGGCCTTCCCGCGCGTGCCAGGCTTCGTCTTCTCTGCTGACGAACTGCTTGCCGCGCATACCAACAAGGAGACGAGCCATGACGGCCCTTTTGAAAAAGCTGCTTGAAGCCATCACCGGCGACGACAACGTGACGCTGGAGCCAGCCTATTGCTGGGGCGCAGTGTTCGCGCTGGCCGGCCTGGGTCTGCAAATCTACTGCACCGTCACCGGCAAGACATTTGACCTGCAGGGCTACGGAATCGGCGCAGCGGCGATGCTGGCCGGCCTAGGTCTGGGCAAGAAGCTGGGGAGTTGAGCATGTGGTTACTGCTGCTGAGGAATTGGAAGCTGCTGGCCGGCCTGCTGCTGGCCGCTGGGCTGGCCGCCGCCGGCTGGCACTACCGCCAAGTGCTGGCCGAGCGCGATGTCGCAGCCCAGCGCGCGGAGATGGCGGAGCGGGTTGCGGCCGGCGAGAAGGCAGCCAGGGTGAAGGAGCAGGAAACCGCACGTAGCGACAACGCTGCCGCAGAGGCATATCAGGAGGGATTGGAAAATGGGAAAGTGGAACTTCAAGGGGCTGTTGCTCGTCTGCGCGCTCAGCTCCGGATGCGCGACCAACAGCTCGCCGCCGCCGGTAGCTATCTGCCCGACGCTTCCGCCGGCGCCGGTGGCCGTGATGGAGAAGCAAGCGCCGAATTTTCTGGAGCGCAGCGAGAAAAACTTGCAGCAGCTCTTGAGCGATTTGGGGTTGAGCAGTACTCAATCGCCGGCGACGCCAACAAAGCGGCCGGCCGGCTCAACGCCTGCCAGGTGATCCTCAACTCGGATCGCGCGCGGTAAGGCCGTGGCAAACCGCCAGCCAAATGTGATGCCTGACCGGCAGTGACAGCGGTTGCTGGGCTCTGCCGGGGGTAAACCATTTCTGCAGCCGGCTGACGGACCACAAGCATATTTCAGACAGAACTGCGTGGGTCAGGGGCCGGCCATAGACAGCCTGGTAATGGGATGACATCGCGCGGTAGAAGTCTGGTTGGGTCAGCGTCTTGACGTGGCCCCACTTCGGCACTCCCTGCCGATCCTTGGTCGCCGCAGCTTTTTTAGGTTTGCGGTAACGGGGAATCCCCATCTTGCGCCGTTTCCAGAAAACGGCAATGGCATCCACCCCCATTTGCTGAGCGATATCCGTATCTGGAACTTTGCCCAACAAATTTAGTACAGCTTGCGGCCATTCTATTGGGGTGTTCTGGCTTTGCCTGGCTGGAATGCCCAAATGCTTACGGCGATATTTGACCGCTGCATAGGGCACTCCAAGCCTCACTGAAATGTCCCTATCGCTGGCCGCGCCAAGCATAGCATCCATCTCGGGCGTCCAAACGGTTTGCGGCGCGCTGGCCGCGATTCCTAGTCGCATGCGTTGCGCTCTTACTGCTGCTTGCGACCGGCCCAGCATTTTCCCCAAACCGGCGTCCGGCATGGTTCCCAATAGAGCTATCTGCTCTTTTGTCCACGGACGATGATCTACTTGTATCGTGGCAGGAATCCCAAGACCGGCACGCTTTCTTCTGACGGCTTCTACGCTTATGCCTTTCCGTTTTGCAGCTACAGCATCAGGCACCTTTCCGAGCGCAGCCAATTCATCCTCCGTCCATTGCACAGGGCTAACCGGGCGGTGCCTATCACCCGACAGGCCTTCGCTATTGGCTTTTGCGCGGATGGCCGACGCCGAACGCTTCAATAGTGCCTGCAGTTCTTTCGCCGGCATGCGGCGGTAGTGCTTTTTGAGGAGGGCTATTTCAACTGACGTCCAGGCTTCCTTCATTCCTGTTCACCGTCTGGCGGCGTGGCCGCGTCGATCTGGCCGCTGAGCCAGTCCATGCCCAGTGCCCGAAGCTTGTCCCAACGCTCCGGGGTCAGACGGATGCTACCGGACTTTGCTGGATTCACCGAGGACTTGCGGCCGGCTCCGGGGCGCGCGCCACCATGATGGGGTACACCCGCTACATCGCTTGTTCCGCGATGGCTCCCAAGGGGATGACTGGATTTCATGCCGCTACCTCTTTCAAATCTTGCTCATGGCCCAGCATATCCACCATGTAGCTTGCGCCTTGTTCGTCGGACACGCGCACCGCGCGGAAGCCCAGCAGAGCGGCGGCGCGGGCGGTGGCGTGCTGGATGTCCCAAGAGGCGTCGCCCAGGTCCTCCGGTTCTACGTTGGATTCGATGTCGTAGATGGATTTGGACTCGTCGATCAGCGCCGTGGCGGCGTCTTCGTCGATGTCGTAGCGGGCGGCCACTTCAGCAACCAAGCTGTCCAGCTTGGCAGCGTCTTCGTGATAGAACAGCTCGCCAGCGCCGATGCATTCCGATTCGCCCAACTCGATGCAGTAAGCCTTGTAGCTGCCGGCGGTCATTGTGTAAACATGGCTGGAGAAGAACAGGAACGAGCCATAGCGACCGCTGCCATTGATGCTGGTGATAGTGCTAGGCGAAGTGTGAAACAGTTCCAT